CTTAAACTAGTGTGCTGCCACCAGCAGCAGGGATTGTGGTTGCGTAAATTGTTGTATTCTGACGCAAATTTAATGTCTCACCGCAGTCAGCACAAGTATCGGCAGTTAGCTCCGCTTCGTCAAGATCGTAGCCACATTTACCGCATACCACTTCAATTTCATGCTTGGGGTCTATCGCATCGCCCAGTTGTTCTGCTTCGTTTGTTGTCTTCATGCTGCTATATCCGTCCAATTAGGTGTTTGAGTGATAGGGGCTATGTCAGTCCAGTTAGGGTCACCGCCCGGAATTATTTGGCTCCAGACCAATACCGTTCCTACTTCACCTGTGGCCTGCACGCCAATGGCGTTAACTACGGCAGAGCCTGTTTCTTCGGTCTCACCTAACGCTGTGGTGCCCTGCACGCCCGTTACATTGACGTTCTGTTGCAGTAAGACTGTAATGTTGCCCAGTGTTGCTGTGGCTTGTAGGCCACTCGCATTGAGGGAGGAATCCCCGACTATTGATACGTTGCCCGCTGTGCCTGTAGCAGAAACGCCTGTAGCTAAAACATTGGTGGTTGTTACGGGGCCTGCAACCCCTAAAGCCGTAGTACCTGCAACCCCAGTAACAGAGAAGATCGCATCTCCGACTACAGTTGCTGTGCCTATTTCACCAGTAGCTGCATTGCCGAGAGCATTTATCCCTCCATCGGCGTTGACTGCAATATTGCCCAGACTAACAGCGGCTTGTACACCAGTGAGATATACTCCCACGCCTTCTTGGACTGTAACCGAGCCTACTGCACCTGTAGCAGAAAGACCTAAGCCCTCGCCCCACGCACCTTGGCCCCAGACTCCGCGACCCCAACCACCCAAAAGAACGGTTGCGTCGAACCTAAGCGTACCTAGTTCACCTGTGGCGCTAAGCCCTGTAACCGAAACGCTTTGGCTAATTATAGCTTCAGCAGTCCCTAACGCCGTGGTTCCTGCAACCCCTGTGACTGCGACAACTGCGTTGCCTACTACGCCTACGGTTCCTATTTCACCTGTAGCAACCGGCAGGGCATTACCTTCGCCCCACGAATCTGTACCCCAAGTGCTAAACCCCCAACCGGAGAGTGGGACCGTAACAGCAGCCATCTACTAGGCAATCCGAATAATCGCGTTGCTCGCGTCAGCCGCAGGGAAGACAATAGTAAAATCTCCCGCAGTTGAGGTCTTATCCGAACCAAAATCTAGTACCGCTACCGCAGGGTTAGTGCCACCGTTCGCCAAGTAGATCAAAGCGCCACGAGCAGTAATAGTTGCTGTAGAGAACGTCAGGTCAGCAAAGTCCAAGAACGCCGTAGTGCCGGTCGAAGTAGGGTTTGCTGAGATAGTCAGCGTGCCGCCGCCTGCACTGTAGCCTGTCCCTGAGACTTCGTTTGTCGCTGAATACGCAGTAGTAGTTGCGCCTAGCGTAGCTGAAGACGTGTACAGAGCCAGTTTAAAGACCTGCGACGTGCCACTGCTGAAGTCAAAGTCTCCACCAAGGATTTGAACTTTGAACGATGTAGCCATAGCTTGTGAAATAGCCATTTGTGTTTCCTCTTAAATTAACGCGGGGTTATACGGAGTTGACCAGAGCGGTACATATCTTCCCGCATCTTGCCGTCCCCTAAGTTTTTGAGTAGCGCCATAGCGTCTACAAACATTTTCTGGTACAGGGCTACCATATCAGGCTCACCCTTATTGAAGCGTATTGCTTCAACCAAAGTACCGTTAAGCAGCGCAGAATCAAACTCATCGCCAAGCCACGTAGTACCAGCAGTTACAATAGTCTCTGGGTAATATCCGTAGTGTAGCTCTACCTCGTACGCCGCATCAGGTGTTGGGCCTATGATAAACGCGGTGTCGTCAAAGATTCCGTAGTGTACGGGAGTACCTGTGCTTGTTGGTCCGGGGTACGCCTCACGAATAAAGTTAACGTCTTTATTCAGCAAATATGTGTAATTGCCCTGAGCATCAATAACCGCCAAAGAAAACGTGTACAAGAAGTCTGTTGGGTATATCAGGTACTTGCCGCCGAGCGTGAGGTTACCCGTCTGATTTCGGCGCAGCGCAGGAATCTGAACAGAGTTGTATATCTTCTGCTCAGCTTGTTGAGTAAACATAGCCATTTGGTCGTCCGTAAACGACTGCTCGCAGATGTCCTCAATGTTTGTCTTTAGCTCGGTGTAATTCACCTGCTACTCCTTACGCCATCGGGCCTCGGGCCATAGTACCTTTAGTTGCTGCACCTACGCCGCGAACCTTAACACCGCTAGTTTTCATGTCTTTAGGCGGTTGGTTGCAGCAGTCGGCTACTTTGTACATAACAGGCTCGTTAGGGAACTCGATGACCTTGGGTACTTTTACGTTTGATCTTGACTTCATTTTCATTTCGATCTCCTAGCTTATGGTTACCGTGACTTGTCCTACGGCACCTTTGCCTTCCAAATTGTCTGGTGTAAGTCCAAATGGGTCGCTTAGTCCTACTGGGTCCCAGCCCCATTGAATGTCCCTACTTGTTACCAACTCCGCAGAGTCTGGTCGTGGGTTTCGTATTGCTTGGGGGTCCTCTACTGGAACCGTACCTAGCATAAGCTGTGGCTGATCTGGGTTCCAACACTCAGGACACGCCCTAATGTTAGTCTTATTTCCTTTAACAATCAGCTCTTTAAGCTGTCGTAGTCTGTACTGAAAGCCGCAAACATCGCATATTGCAATGGCTTTTTGCCCGGACGCATACTTGTAGCTCATGTCTACCTCACGCCATGAATACGCGGCACTAAGCTAAGCGTTGCTTTCTCTCTGTCTTCGCCCGCTGCTAACTCAAACTGACGCTCATATTCGGCCTGTAGCATAGGTATTCTAGGCATCAGCTCAGGGTCTTTTTGAGCTATATAATACGCAAGCCCTGCAACGAGGCAGGGCAAGAAACGGAAATTAACATCGGCGGTGTTAACGCCTGTCCCTGAGTCCTGTATGCGGCGCATCCGCCAGTACTTAAGCACGTAGTAAGGTGCAAGTGCAGTACCTTGGTTCGGTACAGGCCACACGGTAACCGAAGGATTAGCTTGCCCACGGTCTACATAAATTTGTATAGGACGACCTTGGCTTAGCTTGTTAGGGATGCTGGAGTAGGTAGAGACACTGATGCGCGTGATGTTTAGGTCAGACTGAGTAGTTACACTACCGTCACCTGTGCGTACAACGTGCTCTAGCAAGTCTATTGTGTCGGCGGGCAGGTCGTATGTGGCTACCCCATCTACTAAATTTACGCTGCCTTCTTCGATGGTCCACATGTTGATGCCACGGTTCTGCCACTCAATAGTCAACAGATTCATAGACCTACGAGCAGTGCGCAGGTCGTAGCCAGAACGCATTTCTCTACCGGCACGTTCCCACGCTTCTTCCGCAATCTCGGTGAAGTCCATGTTGAATGTAGCTGTGCCAGATGTCGCCATTATTTGCCCCAACTTTCCCGCGCTTTTTTCTGCGCAGTTTTAGATAAGTCTTTGTAATGAAATAACTTTGCGGACTTAGCTGACATCGTTTTGCCTGTCATTACAGTCCCGTCGGGGTGTTTGTGCGTGCCCCCTCGGTGCGTTTTACCGTCTTTAAAGTAGTGGTTTACGCCCTTAGCCATTATTTCTTCTTCCTTTTAAGCGGAGCTACACGCTTAGGTTTTCCTGCCGGTTGCCCTAGGCGCTTCTTCTGCGCTATACGGGACTTCTTTTCTGCCGCTGTCATCTCGCCAGAGGTCTTAGGCGTTTTACTGGAGACCTTCTTACTTGGTCTACAGTACGGGGTTCCCCGCTTCTCGCCTTCTTTGCGTCCACATTTCTTACCTGTGCGAACGTCTTTCCAGTCCTCTTTAAACCAGCGCTTTAGGGCTTTGCCCTTTTCCGTCTTACGAACGGCCACTGGCTTTCTTCTTCCGACATTTGGCTATAGCACCCGAGGCGTACGCAGAAGGGAAGACTTTATACGACGCCTTCACCTTGCGGTAACAATCATCTTTGACCGTACCGCCTTTCTTAAACGTAATGGGCTTCATTTTGCCCATGCCTCTGCACTTCATCATCGCATTGTACCCTTAGTTCGACCTCGGATAGCACAGCCGTCACCAACACAGCCGCCTTTCTTGTACTTCATGACTTTGCCGCCCATGTTCATCTTGCCTACGCCGTCAGCTGCGTAGAACGGGACTTTCTGACCGCCCTTCTCTACCATCCCCAGCTTACCGCCTTTGTTGTACCGTTTTGTTCCGCAACCTGCCATGATGTTCTCCTAGCGAGTCTTAAAATACATAGTAATTTCAAAGCCTAACCGTACATTTTCGTATGAAGGTTTAGTCCACATAACAGTCTCCTACCACTTAACCTTGTCAGCCCAGTAGGCTGCGCTCATTTTGCCCTTGGCGATGTTCTTGCCGTGACGAGCCTTAAACGACTTGCGCTTAGCTTTCATCTTGGCAGACTCGCCCGCTTTGGGTTTACCAGCAGTGCTTGCGCCTTTCTCGCCAAAACGAATTATCTTCTCCTTCCCATTCTCACAAGCCTTCACAATGTGGGACTTCTTAGCGTGGGACGGAGTTCGTCTTGGCTTGTTACAAGCCATTGCTTTCTTATCTACTTGCTTAGCCATATTGCTTATTCACAGTAAATATAAAGGTATAGGTATCTCCAGCAGTTGGAGCTACTGTAGTTGCTACTATGTCGCCAGTTTTACCAGCTCCAGCGTTGTTGGGGATTCCGCTAAAGGCAGTGAAGTCGTACTCCTCCGTCCAGTTTACGGGCAGATCAAAGATAAGAACGTTAGCATTTGCCTTCCATTCTAGTTTGACCCCTACTCCAACACCCACGTACACAAGCTTTGCCAGAACAGCACCAGTACAAGCTCTACGGCTAACCGGGTCAACCGATAAGCTAGAGACATCAACCATTGTGCTAGTTACTACGTCGGTGTTTCCTACAACCGCAGTGACCTTAATGATCGCCTGCTTGCTGCCATCTTGGATTATTTGAGTCGATACTGTATCAGCCATGAGTTAGCTCCTTATGAAAGAGCAGCGCCCGTAGCAGTAACCCAAGCAGCGCCTGTGTTAATTACTAGACAAAACTCATTGTTGCCCGCGCCATTATCGCTGACGATGTACACCGTACCAGCGGAAACAGAAGCAAAAGCGGGAAGATTAGCCGTAGTTACAATAGGAAAGTCAAAACCATTTGTAGAAACGACGGGACCTGAAAAGGTAGTTGTAGCCATTTTGAAACCTCACATGCGAGTTATGGGGCGTATCTGTCTGCATGTCGTCAGCCGGAAGCTGTCAGATACACCGGTTAGTTCCGGATTTCTCTTAGTATATACCACTTATTTAGCTAATGCACAAATAAAAAAGCCCGTCTGTAAGGACGGGCAAACTTCTCAAGGGATACTGCAAC